TTAGCCGAAAATTCTTTGAATATCTGAGCGAGCATTATCTCTCATTTCATCCGAATAATGTATATATGTATTTATGATTGTAGTTACAGTATCACCTAATAATGTGGCTACTGTTTTAATGTCAACACCATTTGCCAATAAAGTGGTGGCGTATGTGTGCCTAAAATCATGTGGACTGTGACCGCTAATATAATAGGCGATATGAGTTTGTAAAGTGGATGGTGAACGAATTGGTATAATTCTATCTGTAGTCACAGTAGCTTTACATTCTTTTAATAACTCTAATAATTGGTTCGGAATTGGAATGATCCTAGTACTATTTTTAGTTTTTAGCTCCCCAAAACCGTAATTTCGTTTTTGAGACAATAGCACCCATTGCTTATTGATGGAAATCGAGGATTGTTCGAAATCTATATCTTCCCATGTTAAGCCTAGCAGTTCACCTATACGCATTCCTGTATATTGTAAAATTTTGACGGCTAAGCAATAAATGGATGTGGGATCCACGCAGGAATAATAGGACGATAATTCCGCAGGTGTAATAATTTTAAGTTTTTTACGCACTGGAGTTTTTTTTATTGTTAAAGACACAGGATTTTTTGAAACAAGATTATATTGCGTAATTGCGTGTGTAAACATCGCTTTAAGTTGTCCGAATACATAATATGCTTAGTGCTATCAGATAATGTGCTTTCACGAGCCACAGAACGCACCATTTGAGGTGTTATATCTTTCATCTTGATGTAATGGAGTTTGTGCAGATGTTTTATTGAGTTTTGATAGGCTAGTATTGTATTAGGTCGCAACGAATCTTTCACATCGTCAAAGTACAAACGAGTAAACTCAATGAACGTCATATTGGCCAATTCTTCATTATTAGTAAGCAGTAAATTCTCTTTGATGTCTTTCACAATCACATCGCCGTAGTCTTTCGCCTGTCGTTTGGTGGCGAAACCCTGCTTGCTTTTTTGACGCCATTTGCCGTAGCGGTCTTTGTAGCTAACGATAACCTGCCACCCTTTATCTTTTTGACGTGTTGATATAGAATAACTAGCCATGATTGCTCCTTTCAGTGGGTATTGCAGTAAATGCAAATACCATGTATTGGAAATATTCCAATAGTTGAATTTATGAAACATATGTTCTTTATAGTGGTAAAAAATAAAAGCCTACTGGCTGAAAGTCTTTAGATCCGTAAACTCTAACGGTACTCCATATTCAGTTGCAAGGGCGGTACTGGTGAGACATTCACAGAAGTTGATACACTCATCGGGTATTAGTAATTCTACTGCAAATGTATTTGCCTCACGTTCTATCCTATCCACGTTGGTATGGGTGTAATGGTGTAGATAAGGGGTATTGCGGTTAGGGTGTAGGAATATATGCCCTAATTCGTGGGCGACTATAAATGGCACATGGTGATCTGGTGTAGATGAATTGACGCAAATACACCGTATGCGGTTACTGTAAATGCAATAACCGCCTATGTTACCTAACTCACAATATAAAATTTGAATATCCATCTCTCTAGCTAGTCGGATAGGGTCACGAGTACCGTATCTCTTGACTAGCTTTTTTATTGTATCTTTAATCAAACGACATCTTCCTTAAAGTTTTAATGTGTAGATTCTAAACCCGTCGATTTCGATGGGTTTAAAAGGGGTCGATTTCGCCCCCTTTAAAAAGCCCATTTTGTTGAGGTCAACAAATTCGTAAGAATGGGCTATTTTCGGCACATCTTTAGTTGTTATTGTGTACATCGATAAATAGCTGACAGCAACGATTGGCTATTCCAATTAATTATTTCATGGGCTACATTTTGCAAATTCGTAGGCATATTGGTATTTCCACGAGGTTTAATGGCAATAATTTTCTTGCCCATTCTTACAGCTTCATCAATTTCGTGTTGAATCCAATAACTGTGATTAGTGTACATACCAGCAATGATAATTACTACACTTGCATGACGTATTTGTTCTGTAAGTTGTTCTTTCAATTTTTTTGTGTTGTTTGCGTCTAGTGGGTCATGTTCTGGTACACTATAGTTGTGGTATACTAAATATGATGCATCTAACCAAATTTTAATAGTATAGTAATCTTTGCTATACTTCCATGCATGGCTAATAAAAATATTAATCATGTAAATTCCTTTCATCGGAGGTGAATATATGAAAAAGAAGTTTGTTAAAAAGCCAGTAGTAATTGAGGCGTATCAAACAGATAAGGAAATGGTTATTCAAACATTAGAGGGACCAATGCAAGCTAGTGTTGGGGATTGGATTATTACAGGAATCCGAGGGGAAGAATACCCATGTAAGCCTGATGTGTTCGATAGAACGTATGAGGAAGTTCCACAAGATACAGAACTTACTGCTTACATTTAGAACCGCTATTGATGTTAGCCCAATTTATATTTTCATGGGAAATAATCGATTCGCAACGTTCAACTAACAGAATAAACTTATCTTCATCTGATAGATTTTTATATACACCTGCTTTATATAAGTAGGTGTATTTTTCATTTTTCAGTAGTTCAGCTGTTTTTCTGTACTCGATCCAATTCTCATGAAAGTTATGTAATCCATGTAAAGCTACAATCACAACGAGAATAGAGGATAGAAATATTGTAAGGATACGCAAACAGTCATATTGTCCACTATAGTAGGTAGCAATCGTGATACAACACCCAATGCTTAATTCTATCCATTTATACCTATTGAAATATTTCTTGTTTATAGAGCTTTTTTTGCTGTACCATGCAATTTGGTCGTTTAGCCGTTCATTGATATATGCAGAAGTATCCATATTATCCCTTATACTTGTTAGGTGTGAATTTTTCTTTCGCTTTCAATTTAGTAATCCGCAGTGCAGATTCTAAAGACGCACGGAGCAATTCCCTAGTTTCATCGTCCATCTCACCATCGCCGTTGTAGAAAGCAAGACCCGTTTCAGAATCCAAATCATTCATAAGCAGTTCGAGCCGTTTTTGGATGTCCCTTTCATCACGTTCGGACAGAGTAGGCTTGAATGCAGGGGAGGTAGTACCGTTAATTAGGTAGTCCGTGGATACGTTGAAAAACTTAGCTATTGCAGAAGTCATTTCTTGATTGGGCTCACGAGTGTTATTCTCCCAAGTTGATATTGTTTTATTTGATACATTTAATATTTCTCCTAATTCAAGACCAGTTAAGCCTTTACTTAATCGGAGTGCTTTCAATCTAGCACCGAATGAACTCATGGCGACCTCCATACAATAATAATTGATATAGATAATTTACCATAATGTAGAATAAAAAATAAAACTACAATTTGTAGAAATAATGCTTGACGTTCTACGAAATGTAGTTTATAATAAGCACATAAGATAAATCTACAAAAGGTAGAATCAAAGAAAGGAGTGATTCAATGAAATTAAAAAGGCTTGCGAAGTTGCGAATGCAAGCAGGGCTAACTCAAACAGAGTTCGCAGAAAAACTAGGGTTATCCATTCAAACTTATAACCATAAAGAAAATGGAATACGGAAGTTTACTCCAGCAGAGATGAATAAAGTATATAAAGTTTTGAAAAGAAGTAACCCAAAATTGAACATGCAGGATATATTTTTTTAATCAAAAAATCTACATAAAGCAGACTGATAATAAGGAGCAGAAATATGGAATTAATTAATCTAACAAAAAAACAAAATGAACAATTGAAAGCCTTACACATTAAGGCAATCGATGATGCACAAGCATATTTAAAAAGCTATGTAATTACAAGAAGTCGCAAAGATTCTGAATTGGTTGAATGTGAATTGGCAAAAGCTAAAGCATATTGGGAATTAGGAAATTTTGAAGAAGACCCACGTTATCGTGAGATGTAATAAGGAGCAGAAACATGACAAACATGGAAACCAAAAAAGCTATATACACAGAAGAGTTTTACAACACATTAAATTTACTGATTAATGCAGAAGATTTTGAAACATTTAGTTGTAAAAGCACTCATATCTCATTTGTATTACAAGTGTTGAGAGAAGTTTACAGTAAAAATGAGTGGGATGGATTTTATGAAAAGGCAATAGATGGGATGGCACAAGCTGCAAGAAGATTGATTCATGGAGCGTAAAAATTAGGAGCAGAAATATGAAAGTAGGAGACCACAGCAAATGGGAGGGGGTTAAACTCCCCCTACTAACAAAAGCACAGCGAAGAGTATTAAAAGAGCGACATAAATCGGCAGTAGATAATGCTGAAACTTGTTTTAGATTTTATATGGAAACAAAAGATGAATTTTATAAATCTTTATATACACTAGCAATGCTAGATGCCGAAATGAATTTTGAGGTAGGGCAATTCGAGCCTGATCCGAGATATGTGGAAATGAATAAGGAGGAATAACATGGCATTAACCAATCTTACAAAAGAACAAAATGAAGAATTAAGAGAAATGCATGTCGAGGCAATGGATGTTTTAGAAGAATTAAAAAAGGCGATTAAAATGGGTGATAAATTGGCAGACCAATTAGGCTTGATTGCTTTTGTCAGAGCTAAAGTATATTACGAATTGGGTGATTTTGAACGAGACTCAAGATTTCGTGAATAAGGAGTAGAAATATGATTGATTTAGAAAAAGTAAAACAAGAATATGATTACAATATGCATTATGCTGAAAAATGGTTAAAGCAATACAAAAAAACACATGATGAGGTTTATAAAACTGGATTTGAGTTAAACATGATGCAGGCAAAGTTATATATTAAATTTTATGGAATCGAACCCGACTCAAGATATTTAGAAATGCAAGAGGAATGGGAAACATTGAAATAAGGAGCAGAAATATGAACAACAAATTAGTCAAGTATGAAGAAAGAACTGTAGAACAAGGGTTTGCATTTCAAAAAGACTGGTGGGGAGAGTTCTCCCCTACTGGTGAACTGGTGATGGTGTATGCGTATCCATTTACACAAATCAATAATTGGGATTGGGGATATAAATGGAGTACTTGCCGAATTTTCTATCCATTTGATGGAAGTTTTGTTGGTGACATTCTTCATATTGACGATGTCCCTGATGAGGTGGCATGGCACTTTTGGGATGTGGCTGAGGAAGATATGTTAGCCAAAAAGGAAGAGATAGAAAAGTGGGCTGAATGGGAGGAGGAAGATGATGAGTGATAAGCGTACATACACAGCCGAGGAAGTTATGGACATGCTCCATTGCTCCAAAAGTACTTTGATGAATTACAAATATAGAGGGGTACTAGTACCAATCAAGGGTGTAAAACCTATGGTATACAGTGCCAAGAATGTACAAGCTTTCATTGATGGTGGTGAAGAGTTCACCCCTTGGGAATTTGAAAATTTAAAACGTGAGAACAATCGATTACGAGAAGAGAACCGCCGATTGAAAGCGAAGTTCTTCAAAGTTCAGAATGTTATCACGGTCGAGGCAGGTGATCTAATAGAACAACTTGCCTACTAACAACATAATATCAAATAAATGAGGTGGCAGAAATGAACGGAAGTGCAAGAAACCCACGCAGTGAATTTGAAAGTTCGCTACGAGGAATAATATTAACGCAAGACCAGTTCGCTGAAAGGCTATGCATTAGTAAGCGAGCGTTTCTGAAATATCTATATGGCGAGTTATATCCACCATGTGATGTAATCGCCAAGGCCATTGAAGAGTTCAACATTCATTCGATGGCAGTATATCACCTAACACATCAATGCCCTATCGCAAGGGTGTACTTAGAAAAGATAAAGGAGTTGATGAAGTGAAAAAGGCAAAAAAAAGAACCCATATCCGATGGGATAGGGTAATAGCAGTAGCTATGATTCCACTAGTTCTAGCATGCATATATTTTAAGGCAGTAGAAGAACCAATTGAATATTACGATACTACGGTGTTAGTACAAGAGGGTGACACCCTATGGGGTATTGCTAAAGACGCCGTAGGCGAGGAAGTAGATGTACGAGATGTAGTTCGCCACATGATTTTAAACAATAATTTAAAGGATGGGGTTATTCATCCAGGTATGACATTAAAAGTAAAGGCGGTGAAACATTGAAAGGAAAACACAAATATGTGGCCAACGTGATTGCCTGCGTTCCTTTGTTGGTCAAGGTGAGGGCAGACGATACAGAAGAGGCGATAGAAAAGATTAGGGCGAAAGTACATAAGAAATTAGATATGGAAATCGACAAAATAGCATTTCGGACTCTAGGCAAATTAGATTAGCAGCGAAAGGGGGTGAGTATATGAAACAGTGGTACGCAGTGGAGGGGTATGTCAAGATTCCGTTTAATATCGCAGTACGAGGTCGAAACCTTGAAGAAATCCAAGAGAACGCAATCGAGGAATTGACACGCAAATATGATTGTGATGCCGAAAATTGCAGAATCGACTATGTAACAGAGGAATAAAAAAAGACCCTCAAAACTGAGGGTCACCGCTCCGAAATAAGGAGCAGAAATATGAACAATTAAATTATACCACACTTTAAATTAAAGCACTAGGAGGAACAGACAGGATGAAGTTATACGAGTTAGCAGAAAATTACAAAGAAGTTGCCACAATGTTGGAGCAGGTCGAGATGGGTTCGGAAGATTGGCAAATGATCCAAGATACATTAGAGGCCATTGATGGTGAGTTCGACATCAAGGTGCAGAATATCTGTGCATTGGTAAAAGAATATAAGTATAACGTTGAGACCGTCAAGGCCGAAAAGAAACGGCTTGATGAGGTCGCACGAGGTTATGACAATAAGGCTCAATGGTTGGAATCATATTTACAAGAACAATTAGAGAAAACGGGCAACCTCAAAAGTACTATGTTATATGGTCCGCACAAGCTAACGTTTAGAAAAGGTGTATCTACAGAGGTAACAGATATGAATGCACTACCTATCGAGTTTATCAAAACTAAGGTAGAGGCAGATAAAACAGCCATCAAGAAAGCATTACAAGAGGGCATTGAAGTTACTGGAGCTAGATTAGTTGATACAACAAGTTTAAAGGTCACAATTGGAAAGGATGAGAAATAGATGGGAACAACAAGTATCTATAGTGCATTGAACTATATCCAATCAAATTTAAAAGCACCGAAAGGGCAATTCAATAGTTTTGGAAAGTACCACTACCGCAGTTGCGAGGATATTTTGGAGGGAGTTAAACCTCATTTAAAAGAAACCAATACGTGCCTTGTAATCAGTGATGAGATTGTGACAATCGGAGACCACAATTACATCAAGGCAACCGCCACGTTGTATGGTGCAGACGGTGGAGCGGTAGCCAATAGTGCATTTGCCAAAGAGCCGTTAGATAAAAAGGGAATGGATCCAAGCCAAATCACTGGTGCTACATCCTCTTATGCGAGGAAGTATGCGTTGAATGGATTATTCTGCATAGATGATACCAAGGACGCAGATACAGACGCATACACGGCTAATACAACGCAAACAAAAGTTAAAGCAAAAGCACCAGAGACAAATTCGATTAAAGAAAAAAGAATTAAGGAAGAATATTTTAATTCCATTAAACAGCAAATGGGAATAAAAGGAATTGACAACAAAACGATTGGTGAACAGATGATGAAGATGTTCGGAAAACAAAATTCCAAAACATTAAGCGAAGAAGAATTAAAAGCACTACTTAATTGGGCTACTAATTATGAAGTGGCAAGTTGATAGCTTGCAGATAGTCAAAACTCCAGTGGGTGCTATGTTGATGGTGCCCGCAGGGGTTGAGGTACTTAATCATATCCAACAAGATAAAAAGTATAACATAGAATTAAAGTTACACCGTGAAAGACGGTCACTGACTGCCAACAGTTATTGTTGGGTGTTATGCCAAAAGATAGCTGAGGAATTATCAAAACACGGTACATATACAAGCCGTGAGGACGTGTATAGGCAAGCAATCAAAGGTTGCCAAGCCTTTACACCTATGCCAATCAAGGCGGAGGCTGTAGAACGATTTACAGAGATATGGCAATCGAATGGTATAGGTTGGATCGTTGAGGATGTAGGAAACAGTAAATTAAACGGATACAAAGTAATACATGCCTATTATGGCAGTAGCACTTATGACACCAAGGAAATGGCAAGGCTCATTGATTGCTTAGTATCTGAGGCTACAGCATTAGGAATAGAAACAAAAACACAAGAGGAAGTGAACAGCCTATTAGAAGATTGGGAGGCGATGGATGAACAAAAGCAAGGCGGATGACAATAAATTATATCAGCGAACAAGGAAATGGGCGATAGAACGTGATGAGGGCTTATGCGTATTATGTAAAGCACCTGCAACAGAAGTACATCACATTCTATTTAGATCTAGAGGCGGTGACAGTCGCTTGTCTAATCTAGCATGCCTATGCAGAGAATGTCACAATATGGCACATGGTAGTTACCATGAAGAGGTTTATAAAACGTTAAAGGAGCGAATCAAATGAGACATGATAAACTAATAAAATTTATGGTTGCACAACGAATTAAGTTTTATGAAGAACGAAAACAATTCGGATATAGTTACAACGAAGAATTAAAAGAGTTGCATGCAGTACTGGACATGATTGATGGATTGGCGAGATTAGAGGAAGAGGACGATACGCAAGGCATTTCATTGCATCGACTCATGGAAATATTGTTGAACAGCAAAGACGACGAAGATATAGAAGAATAAACAGGGTGCATTTATGAATTATATGGCGGAACTTAATGCATTTGATGATTGGGTCGATGAAAACGAGAGTCTATCACCTACAGCACGTTTGCTTTACATTCAATTATTGCAAAGGTGCAACAAGGCTAGATGGGTTCAACCTTTTACAGTATCTTTATCACGCCTTGCATTCAAGACAGGCTTATCAATTTCAGGTGTTCAAAAAGCGAGAAATCAGTTGAAACAATATGGGTTGATTGATTGGAAATCAAGAAGTGGCCAACAATCTGCTGAGTATACAATTACATCACTTGTTGGTACTGAGTACCAACAAACGTACCAACAACAGGAACAACAACAGTACCAACAAGTGGAACAACAACCGTATCAACAACCGTACCACATAGAAAGACATAAGACTAAAGACATAAATACTACTTCTAACGAAGTAGTATGTGTGGAACAAATCGAAGATGATCCAAAACCAAAACGAAAATCTAAGGCGAAACCATTTGTCAAACCAACCATTGAAGAAATTAGAGCGTACATTGATGAAAAGGGTGTATCTGTAGACGCAGAAAAGTTCTACCATTTTTACGAATCTAAAGGGTGGATGGTTGGCAAGAACAAGATGAAGAGTTGGACATCTGCTATTCAAACATGGGCGAGAGGAAGTGACAAGAATAAACGTACAAGCACTGATGGAGAGACTAAACCTAAACAGGACAAATACGCTCACCTCTATTTACGATGAGATTGAATTGCGAGAGTATCTAATGCAGGACAAGGTGAAGTTAGTGGAGGGAGCGACTGAACGACCTCTATTTAATATTAGGGTGAGCCAGTATATCGAAAGTAAGCGAATGTGTAGTAAGTGTACTGGTGGCGAGGGTTGCCAAACTAAAGGAGTAATGACACGCATGCATGATGATGGTGAATTGTATGTGCTGAAATGTGGCTTATATGGTTCGTGGAGGAATCAGAAAAAGTTGGAAAAAGTCATGTTGCAGGCAAACATACCTAATGCTTATACGAATACGACCCTTGAAAACTACAGAAAATACACTAAAGAGAGCGAGATAGCACATGCCTATATGATTACGCTAGCTAATGATGAAAACACGCAAGGAGCGTATATTTTCGGTGCTAGTGGGTTAGGCAAAACACATCTTGCCATTGGGTTGCTAAAAAAAAGGATGGAGCGAGGGCGAACTGGCTTATTTGTGGTAGTGCCTGAACTTATGGAAAGTTTGCGAAGATGTCTACGTGAAAATGGTGATGATTTTGAAATACTGCAAGCACTCTATAATGTCGATTGCCTAATATTGGATGATCTAGGAGCAGAAAAGGCTACAGAGTGGGTAGCAGAACGATTATACCTTGTTATTAACCAACGATATTTAAATAATCGTATGACAATCATAACAAGTAATTGCACTCCGCAGGAGATGGAGGAACGATTGGGTCAGCAGGGTAAGCGGATTACATCAAGAGTGCTTGAGATGTGCAAAATTATTCCTTTAGTTGGCGAAGATTATAGAATTTTAAAAGCAGAAGGAGAACGGTAATGAACGATAATGTAAATAAACCTGAATATTACAACCGAGGAAAGATTGAGGTATGGGAGTTCATAGAAGATCAAGGGTTGGATTACCACACAGGGAATGCGGTCAAGTATATTGCGAGAGCAGGATTCAAAGATCCATCGAAAGAGGTTGAGGATTTGCAAAAGGCAATCGCATTCTTGGATCGGAAGATTAAAGTTTTGGAAGGTACAACCAATGTGAACACAAAAATTACAAATTTTCTAGACTTTACAGAAACGTTAACATCAAAGCAACGTGAATTTTTAGAAAATAAATTCAATGTATGTGTGGATATGTTAAGCGCAGCTATTGATAATTGTATAAGAGAAGAAACAATGCATGCGGAAAAAGAGTGCATTAAATGGTTCCATTCAATGTTGACATATTCAAGTTTGATAAAGTGCAAACCAGTCCAACAAAAGGTAACGGATTTATTTAAAGAATTGCAAGACATTGGTATTTTTTAGAAGTGATAGAAAGGAGCAGAAATATGGCGAAAAAACAAACATGCGTAGATTGTGGCAAACAATTCTTGCCGAAGTACAACCACATTGAACGGTGCGAGGAATGCGAGCGGATCCACCGCAAACAGAATTTGACGATTGGCCAAGTATTAATATTGCAAGGAATGGAGCAGAAAATCGAGGAACAGCGAGTGCGAGATGGCTATTACCCTTTTACACATACATGCGTAGTATGTGGGAAGAAGTTTGGAAATAATAGAAGTAATTCAACGACATGTAGTGATAGATGTAGGAGAAAGAATCGATATGCAAAAGCGGTGGCAAGGAAACAAGCACAGAGCATGCAGGCTCATGTGTAAGAAATTTGATAGCAAGTACTGGAGGCGAATCAGTGAATACAGAGCGTAAAATCAAGACAGAATTATATTGCGATAATTTTCAAAACTATAAACGGTATGGGATTCCAAAAGCACAATTAGTGATTGCAGACATTCCCTACAATTTAGGCAAGAATGCGTATGCTAGTAATCCAATGTGGTACAACGATGGGGACAACAAGAAAGGCGAAAGTAAATTAGCAGGCAAAGCATTCTTCAATACCGACCACAATTTCAATATTGCCGAGTACTTCCATTTCTGTAATCGGCTACTAAAGAAAGAGCCAAAAGAAAAGAAGAAAGCACCATGCATGATTGTATTTTGTAGCTTCCAACAGATGCCGATGATTATTGAATATGCTAAAAAACATGGATTTAAAAACTACATTCCGTTATTCTTCATCAAAAATTATTCATCGCAAGTGTTGAAGGCAAATATGCGACCAGTAGGGGCAACAGAATATGCCTTGATACTTTACCGAGATAAATTGCCGAAGTATAACAATAACGGGAAAATGCAATTTGATTGGATGGAATGGCGAAGAGATAAAAAGAAAGATGTGCCAAAAGTCCACCCTACACAGAAGCCTACAAATGTAATTAAACGATTGATTGAGTTATTTACGGACGAGGGTGATGTTGTGATAGATCCAGTCGCAGGAAGTGGGGTAACGCTCCGATGTGCTAGAGAATTAGGGCGTAGCAGTTATGGATTTGAAGTTTCCAAGGAATTTTACAACAAGGCAGTCAATGAGATGTTAGCTGTTAATGAGTGGCAAGAACCGTTGTTTTAAGGGGTAGAAATATGAGTAAAGAAATTGGATTTTATACACGAATAGATGGTCGATTTATAATCGAAATGAAAGACTGGATAGGAGAGGATTTTGAAGATGTAGAGCTAGTTTTACAAAAAGAAATTAATAAGGCGTTGAGGTTCATTAATGCAAATTTTGAATTTAATATAGCTATAGATGAAATAAATCATATTTTAAATTGTCCTTATAAAGCGGAGTAGGAAATAATGCGGAATGACATAGTAAAAGAACATGACCGAATCATTGGCGAATGTGTTACAGAATTAAATGACATGTTATACCACGTTCACGCATACATCCCTAGGGTGGTTAAGGAATTGGACATCGAAGAGGCGAAAGAGCAAGCAAAAGAAAATGATGAAGAAGAAAGACCACCAATCGTGTATTCAGATTTGGTGATTGAATCTATAACGGCTAATTTAGATCTAGCAAGCCAAATTATCTTTTATATTCAAAGTACAAAACATGCATGGAATAATAAGAAAACAGTACCACGGCTTACGGTCGTTGCTAGCTTGTTAACCTGCTGTATTGTGCAATTAGAAAAGAATGTAGATGCTAAAGAGTATGCAGTGGCATTTCTTATGCAGTTGAAGTATGTGCGTGAGATGGTGAGACATCTGATTAATGTGTTGTGGGGGTGATAATATGAAGATAATGATTACTATGCTATCACAATTGACAGTATTAAAGAGAAAAGTAGTATACGACTGTACAAAGAGGTGGGCATATTATTTAAAAAGTAAAACGGCTAAAAAACGAATTATCGGAGCAGACAAAGCGATAGATTTAGTAATAATGGGATTAATTAGAAAGAATAAAGGAAAGTGATGAGATGGATGGAATAGAACCGCTTAATCATTATAACGGTGATAAAGCACTATATTTAGCAAAAACAATCCATAGAATTTATGATTATGTAGATTTTTTCAAAGAACCAAAAGCAAGATGTGTTGGCATTGTTAAGGCGTACAAATTAATGGTTAAAGGATTTCAAAAGAATAATGCAAAGAAAATGTAAAGGAGTAGGAGTATGGAATATGGCAAAGAACTAAATATTAGTTACGATGCAATCGTGGAGTTACATAATAATGCTGAATTTTTGAAACGTGAAATGCAATACATCATGAACCATAGCCGTCATCATAAAAAGATTAAAGCACATGCGATGGTATTGCATTCTGTATGCGATACAATCGTTGCATTTACGATGTGTTGGTCAGAAAATGAGTGCAAATGGGATACATTTATTGTTGAATTGATGGGTTGCTGTTATCTATTCTTTGGGATTTATAATAGCATGAGATTGGGATTGTATGACGTATTCGACGCTTGTTATAACAGCAATGAATTGCGTGATGCATTCAATTGGATGGTTAAAGTTTTGAGCAAATCCACTGAACAGGTTATGTTGAAAGAACGAGACATATGGATTGATGGAAAATAAAGGAGAATACATGAAAATAAAGATTAAGAAAACACATCCAAATGGAAAGATTCCAACATATGCAACAGATGGATCTTGTGCATTCGATTTCTATAGTGCGGAAAATATGATGATTATAAACTCAGATGTGCATACAATCAATTTAGGCGTGGCAATGGAAGTGCCTCAAGGGCATGTATTGTTGTTATTCCCGCGTTCGAGCATTGGCATGAATACAGGATTCCGAATGGCTAATAGTGTTGGAGTTATTGACAGCGATTACCGAGGCACAATTCATGCCATGTATGAAAATATTATTGATGCACCTCAATACATCAAACAAGGAGACAGAATAGCACAAGGAATTATCGTACCGATTCCAAAAGTGGAATTTGAAGAAGTAGAAGAGTTATCAACCACTGAACGTGGCGAGGGTGGATTTGGTAGCACTGGAGTATAGACGTGACAGAATATGAAGTAGAAGAACTGAAAGCAGAAGTTTTAGACTTAATTATGACGATGGCATATTGGCCAGGCAATAACGATGAAAAGTTTTGGGATATACAATGTAATACGTGGCCACTGCTTAAACAGTTGAAGCCTGTGCTCAATGAGGATGAGTATGAAAAGTTATATAAAATGTACGAGCAGGCGATTATGTGGGGGTGAATAGGTGAAACGAAGATATTTAAATAGTAGGAACAAGCAAAACGTATTATTGCTAGCATGTATGAACCAAGAATCAAAGAACATGATAGAATCATTCAACCTAACAGGGGAATGGAAACGTAAGGCAAATACGATTGCCACGTTTGCAGAAAAGCTGATGTACCATGTAATTGAACATCTTGACGAAGAGCAACGAAAACAGTTAACACGGTTAGTAAACCATTATGAAGTTAAGACAGTACAGACATCTGCTTACACAAAGAAAGAGGAAGAGGAAAGCGACGAGTACTTAAACACATTCGCAGAATATGCCATAGGTGGTGCATGTACTAATTGTGAAAGAGAGGATTACAAAAAATGTGATCTAAGGACAGCACTCATACATGCAGGAATGCCAGTATTTGATGAGTGTTCAGAGTGTTGCCCGTATAAGGTGCAGACATGAAGAATGCACTACGGATAGAGTGCGACTTCGTATATCTGAATGAGTACATAAACAAGGAACGGCAGAATAAGTATGTGGCTGCTAAAATCAAGGATGATTTGACAAACCAAGTAATGTATCAATGTTTGCAAAGCAGATGGATCAGACCGAAAGGCAAGGTAGATATGCTATTCAAGTGGCATGTAAAAGGTCGACATGATAGCGATAACATAGCCTTTGCAAAGAAATTCGTATTAGATGGCATGGTTAAAGCGGGTGTATTAGAAAACGATAATCCGAAATGTGTTAGGCATTTGGCAGATTATATTTACAGAGATTTACATAAGTCAGAAATTGACTGGGTAGAAGTAATATGGGAGGAAGTAGACGATGAATAGTGTTCAATTAATGGGAAATTTAGCGAAAGATGTTGAGTTAAGATATACGCAGACTGGTAAGCCAGTAGCCACATTCACTGTAGCTGCGACAAATGTTTACAAGGATCCGAACGGCGATGCGAAAGAATTTACAGCCTTTGTGAATTGTGTGGCGTGGGGCAAGAATGGCGAATATATGAGCCAATTCATGAAAGGGCAAAAGGTATTTGTACAAGGACGACTACAAACACGCTCCTATGAGGCACAGGATGGCACAAAACGATATGTAACAGAAGTCGTTGCAGATTTCTGTACAGGATATGCAAGCCAACCACAGCAACAGGGGCAAGGTAATTTTGATATGATGGCCAATACTGAACCACGAGAGGAATTGCCGTTTTAATAATTAGGGATGTAGTAAGACAAAACCACCCTATCAAGTGATGGGGTGGTATTCGTGCGTGTTATGGTAAAGGAGACAGATATTGATTAGCAAGAAAGAGCAAAGAGCATGGTCAAAAGAACGATTGAGTAAATTAACCAAAATTAGAGAAGAAGGCAAATGGGCGAGTTTCCAAATTGAAAAGTTAAAACGAGAGATGGGGCCAAGAGAATTGAATGGATCTAGCCTAAGCGGAGAGGGTGGCGGAGGATACCAAGCACCGACAATGGAGCAGTTAACCAAGCTACAGGAATTATACGACCAACTGGAGGAATACAAGGAGCGGTCAATTAAATTAGAATTAGAAACATTAAGGATTATTGACAAAATTGATGATGGAATATTAAGGGTGATATTAAAACGAGTATACATCAGTGGCCAACGGTTGAGAAATATGTATAAGAGTATAACACCGTCATATGAAACGGTTAAGCAGTGGCACTCCGAGGCGTTGGTTCAATTTTATGTAAAATCTCATGAAATTTCCCCCACAAATACACCTAAATACACCTAAATACACCTAAAGACTGTGATATAATATAAAATGTGATAAGTGGGAAATCGGAGCTCATTTAACACTTCCTCTAATAACATACAAAAGCAAAAGTAGCATTATCCATTAGCTGGGATAGTGCTATTTTTGTACCTTTTTTCTATTATTTATCTTTACGTTTTAATCATAAAGTGTTATAATATAAGTATAGAAAGGAGGTGAAGATGTGAAAGAGTTTTATGATTCATTATTTGAAATAGTTTCATTCCTTGCCAATATGATTGCAGTACTAACTGGAGCATATCAAGGGTATAAGAAATTAAAGCAAATTTTGAAAAATAAAAAACCCTCTAAAAGGAATCAACGGCGAAAACGTAAATAACCTATAGAGGGTATACAGAGGGGGATCAATCCCCCAATGTATCTCAATTGTATCACGTCAAACAGGATGAAAACAAGAACAAAAAAATTATTATTGTTGGCATTGGCTATTGTTTCATTTGTATCTAATCTTTATTCGGGGATGAATTGGAGCTCATGGATTAATGGTGCATTCATTGGTTACCTTTATAAAATGTGGTTAGGTGATAAGAATGCCTAGAGGTGGAGTACGAGAAGGTGCAGGTCGCAAGGTCGGATGGCGTAAAGGGTATAGCGAGGCTAGACAAGGTCACCAATTGCGATTACATGAAGATGAATGGCAAGTAGTGAAAGCCTTTTCTACACTAGTCAAGAAAGATATAGACAAGGCAAGGCAAAAGCTAGAAGAATTACAAGAAGAAATGAAATAATGTACAAGGACGCTTAGAAATGGGCGTCCTTTTGTATTGCATGAAAGGTGGTGAGGGTTTGACAAAAATAGCGTGTTGCAAGAAACAATGCTTGAATAATAAGCATGGCGTGTGTACTGCTAGCGACATCGTATATGATGGCCGTTGTCAGACTTTCACAACGCCTAATGATAGCATGCGTGCAGATGTGCATATGGTATATCGTGTGCATGGAAAGATTAAATCGAAGAAAGGGCAGATATTGCGATGAATATTGTAGAATTAAGCATTCATGATCTAGTGCCGTATGAGAACAACCCACGGAATAATATAGAGGCTGTTGAGTATGTGGCAAATAGTATCGAGAAATTCGGATTCAAAGTGCCAATCGTGGTAGATACAAATAATGTGATTGTCGCAGGGCATACACGGTACATGGCAAGTAAGAGGTTAGGACTGGAGACAGTGCCATGTATTGTAGCAGATGATTTGACGGAAGAGCAAATAAAAGCATTCCGTTTGGCTGATAACAAAGTATCAGAGATTGCTACATGGGATGATGAATTATTAGCGATTGAGTTAAGCGATATTGTCGATATAGATATGTCCGACTTTGGTTTTGTTGATTTATCGGACGTTGTCGCTGAAAGTGACGATACATATACAACCGACATAAATATTCCTCAATATGAACCTACTGGGGAGAACGTAGCATTGGGTGCTTGTCTTGATGACAGTAAAACAGAGTCACTACTTATGGAGATAGAGAATAGCAATTTATCTGCAGAAGAAAAAGATTTTTTGCGAAAAGCTGCACAACGTCACAATGTATTTAATTACAAAAACATTGCCAACTACTATGCGAATGCTAGTGAGGAAATGCAGGAGCTTATGGAGCGGTCAGCTTTGGTCATTATTGACTACGAGGACGCAATCCGCAATGGATATGTGCAACTATCGAGTAGCTTAGAGACGATATTAGGTGAGGACAATGAATGAGAAATTTGCGGTATTCATATTAAGCCATGGACGACCAAACAACATAATCACACTTAATACACTCAAAAAATGTGGGTACACTGGAGAATGGTATATCGTGATAGACAACGAGGATGATACAGCCGAGGAATATTACAAAAACTTTGGTCGAGAACGAGTGATTATGTTTGACAAGTTAGCAGTAGCACAAACATTCGATACTGCTGATACGTTTGAAGATAGACGAACTATCGTATATGCAAGAAATGCTTGTTTTGAGATTGCCAAAAAGTTAGGCATAAAATATTTCTTGGAGTTAGACGATGACTATACAGGATTTATGCACCGATATATTGACGGTGACAAGCTAAGAAGTATATCGACTAAAAACCTTGATAAGGTATTCGACATGATGATTAAATTCATGAATGATACAGGTGCAATCACAGTGGCATTTGCACAAGGCGGTGACTTAATCGGTGGAGTGAGCAATAAAAACTTCCATAAGAAAGTATTAAGAAAAGCGATGAATAGTTTTTTCTGTGATGTAGACAAGCCGTTTCAATTCTTAGGCAGAGTGAATGAGGATGTAAACACATACACTCTATTAGGACAACAGGGCAAACTCATTATGAGTATTAGCGAATTCATGCTGAATCAAAAGCAAACCCAATCTAATGCAGGAGGGATGACATCCACATATTTGGATAATGGGACGTATGTAAAATCATTCTATAGTGTGATGTATTCACCATCATGTGTGCGTGTAGCTACGATGGGCGATAAACATATGAGGTTACATCATCAAGTGAACTGGGATACATGTACACCAAAGATATTGAATGAGAAATACAAGAAAGGGGGCGAACGCAGTGGCTAAAATGGGGCGACCGCCTAAGAAGATAGACCAACAACAATTCGAGGGGATGTGCCAAATACAGGCTACGCAAGAAGAAATATGCCTTGTATTGGGGATAACGGATAAGACGTTAAATACATGGTGTCGTAAAACATATGGCACAACATTTTCCGAAATTTTCAAACAAAAGCGAGAACTGGGAAAGATTAGCTTACGAAGAAAACAGTGGAAACTAGCAGAAAAAAATGCAACGATGGCCATATTCCTTGGTAAACAGTATTTGGGCCAACGAGATTATAGCGAAGTCGAGGTAAAAGCCGATATCAACAACCCATTTGATGGGGTGAGTACCGAAGATATTAAGAAGTTGATAGGCGAGGCGTAATCATTTATATATTGTTGCCAAAGAATGGGGGTGAGTTGGATGCAAGTTGATGACAGAATCATAAGACAGGGACGAATTGAGTTAGCAAGGCGAGAGTTTTTTTATTTTTGCAATTTGTTAGCACCCGACTTTTACAAAAAGGAAAGAATGTATCTAGTGGAGTTGTGCAAGGATCTGCAGGAGTTCTATGAAAGTAATAAAAAGGTGTTGATTATTAACTTGCCTCCATAGCTTAGGCACGGAAAAAGTAGAACTGCTCAAATGCTAGTCAAGTGGATACTAGGTACACATCCGCATGAAAAGATAATGACAGGGAGTTATAACACCACCTTATCTACAATGTTTGCAAAGAATGTTAGAAATGATATTCAGATGATTAAGGCGGACAAAGATGTAATCGTATACAGTGACATATTCCCTAACACACGCATAAAACGTGGTGATGGCAGCATGGACATGTGGAGTTTAGAGGGTGGTTATAACAGCTATCTTGCAACATCTCCTAGTGGTACTGCTACAGGCTTTGGTGCTAGCTTACTGATACTAGATGACATCATAAAGAATGCGGAAGAGGCTTATAACGAGAATGTAAAGGCTAAGCATTGGGATTGGTTCACTAATACGATGTTATCGAGGTTAGAAGAGGGTGGTAAGATAATAATCATCATGACACGATGGGCTAGTGATGACTTAGCAGGGCGAGCGATTGAACACTTTGGAGAACGTGCCAAGGTGATTACGATGAAAGCCTTGCAGGACGATGGCACGATGTTATGCGATGAAGTATTAAGCCTACAATCATACCGAGATAAAGTATCGGCTATGGGTGAAGATATCGCCAGTGCGAACTATCAACAGATACCGATTGACCTCAAAGGGTGCTTATATAGTGGGTTTAAAACGTATGATAAGTTACCACCGCTTGAAATGATTAAAACCTACACGGATACTGCAGACCAAGGGTCAGATTACCTATGTAGCATTACCTATGGCGTATATAAGAACGAGGCATACATTCTTGATGTGATTTATACCAAAGAATCAATGGAGATTACCGAACCACAGGTAGCAAGGGCAATTTATGACTATAATGTGGCGATTGCTGACATTGAAAGCAATGGCGGTGGCCGTGGATTTGCTCGAAGTATAAGGCGAATACTGGAGCAAGTTTACAACAGTAACCGTACAAAGATAGTAGCTTTCCACCAATCCAAGAACAAGGAAAGCCGTATATTATCGCAGGCAACATGGGTTATGGATCACATCTATATGCCTATAGATTGGCAGGGGCGATGGAAAGACTTTGCCAAGGCAATACTACGCTTTCAACGAGAGGGCAAGAATGAAAATGATGACGCACCAGACGCATTGACAGGGGTTGCAGAGAAGATTAATGCACCTACATTGCGTAGTGGTCGAGTTAACTTATATTAAGGGGTGAGATAATGGCAGACAGAGTACAGGAGCAATCAGTCAAAATAGATGAATATACACTGCTCCGAGATGCCTATCATGGTAACGGTATATTTAGCTATGGCAAGGGCATACAACAGCATGCTAGGGAAAGCGTAGAGAATTATATCAAGCGTCAATCTTTGGCTTATTATTGGAATTATACAAGGCCAGTGGTCGATGCCACGGTAGACCCGATATTCAAAGATGAAATCAAGCGAGATTGGAAACAAAACAAATTATTCCCACTATTCCTTGAGAACGCAGACCACGCAGGAACACGGCTACAGGAATACATGAGACGTGTGGCAGTTATGGCTAAGCTATATGGGGTTGTGTATGTGTTAGTGAATAATACAGAGAATCTAGCTACAACTTTACAAGGGAATATTACGAATGAGAATTATCCATTCGTTACAGAGATATTGCCTAACGATGTGGTGTCTTGGAAGTTGGATGAAAACGGAGCAATCCTTGAATTTGTATTCCGCCAAGTCGGTGAGTTTACAGAGGCAGGTAAGCAGTACATCTACCATCGATGGGATAGAGAAACATGGTCGACGCATAAGACACAAACCATGAATGCTGACGATGTGATACATCAAGGTGTGCATGGTTTGGGTGTAGTACCTATCGTGCAATGGTTCGGACGTGCTACACCTCCGAATGTAATTAAACCTCCGAGCGAGTTCATTAGTATTGCTCAGACTAACTATTCACTATATCAACTGTGCTCATGGCATACGCAGTTATTGGTTGACCAAGCATTTAGTATTCTGACATACCCCGATGATGGGAATATGACGGATAATTTGACGATAGGTACGGATAACTTATTAGCATATCCTGCTGAGAGTTCTAAAGCACCTGCTTTCATTTCTCCTGATGCCTCACCTGCTAATATGCTAACGAATCAAATGGACAGACATATTCAAGAAATATACAGAATGAGTGGCATGGATAGTGTAGTGGGCGTTCAATCTGCTAAGAGTGGTGTTGCTAAGCAATGGGATTTCCAACGAATTAATCAACGATTGGCAGACTTTGCCGTTCAATGTGAGAGTACTGAACGAAAGATAGTACAATTATTTGAGTTATGGACAGGCGAAACGACCGATTTCACGTGCGAATATCCACGTGATTTTAGTATCAATGATGTAACTGAATCACTAGGGCAAGCACAATCTGCAATTGATTTGAACCTTGGATCCAATGCGTTTACTGTAGAGGTGGCCAAGAAAGTATTAGAGGCGTACATGCCTAATATCGAACCCGATATATACGATACAATCGTGAAAGAGGTCGAAGAAAGCACAGCTCAAGCTAAGCAAGATAGCGAGTACAGTAATTTATTGAACCATGCTAGTATGTTGCAAGCATTAGGCGGAGATGACGAGGACGATGGACAAGACGAGTCAGAAAATAGACACCTTAATTAGTGGGTTCAAGAGCGTTGTTGCATATCTGCTGACACAAGGATTTGATGTAGATAGTGCGATAGAACAAGCCTATCAACTATACCCAGTCATGGATGGCATGAAAGAGTCGATAGTCGATGATATGGTGAAAGGCTTTATGAGCGGTTACATCAATGCAGGGGTGGCGGTAGGGGTCGATACTGGTAGCATTCCATATTCCAGTGAATCCATATCTACCGCTATGCAACGAGCATGGGCAAAAGATAATTTGAACCTATCTACACGGCTACACAGTAGAGGGAAAGCTGTACGCAAGGAAGTAGGCGACATACTCAAGGCAACCATTGGCAAGGGTAACACTAACAAGAAGATAGCTAGCGAACTATTCAACCGAGGTGTGATTGATACAGCTGACTTGCCACAATTCATGGATCAAGTGGCAAAACTCCCCATAGAAACTAGTGCAGAGGAAAAACGAAAGCTATTACGCAAAGTACAAAGGCAAGTAAGCAAGCGAACCACAGCAGGATTGAGGGCAGGATATAGCGAGGTCATAAAAGCCGTAGAGAGTGACAACCAACAAAAGCTAGATAAGGCGATAGAGATTGCGACCGAAGAAAAGACACGATACCATGCCGAGAGGATAGCACGGACAGAGACCGCAAGGGCATATGCTGATGGTCAAGTATCTAGGTATAAAGATGATGATGACATAGTCGCCTTTCAATGGAAGTTAGGAACTAGACATCCAGTATTTGATATTTGCGACTTTTACGCAAATGCAGACCTTTATGGCATGGGTAAGGGTGTTTACCCTAAAGATAAAGTGCCTACATTGCCAGCACATCCGCATTGTATGTGTAGGCTCAAGCCTATCGTTGATGGTATGATTGATAATTCTATACATAAGGAGAATATCAATGATGGTGGCATGGATCTATTGAAATCCTTATCAGTGAAAGAGCAAGAAAGATTGCTAGGCGTACACGGTCGAGTAGCGGTGCTAGAGGGCAAGGCACGGTGGCAAGACCATTTGCGAGGGTGGGATAATGGAAAGTTCGAGGTAAGGACACCGAAAAGAGACTATAAACGCTTGAAAGAGGGCGTTAAAGGTGTTAGACTGAAACTAGAAGAGCAAATATTGCCTAAAGAATATTCGTTCAAAGATAGAAATGAGATGAACCATTATCTAAAAGAACGATTTGGAGTTGGATTTGAAGATAAAGATTTGAAAAAAGTAAAGCCAGAAACCATAATGGCTAATATCGCTCATTTAATGAAATTAGAAGATGAGTTCAATGCTATTGGCAATTACATTAAAAGTGGCGGTAATTGGTCATACACTGCTGATGGCAACATGAGTAGAAAAGCGGTAGCATGTGTTTTTTGGACCAGTACGTATGACAAAAAATTCTTCGAAATGGGATTGAATTTAACACCTAAGTATTTCAAAATATCAATTGATGAAGTTAAGAGTTTAGTACAACGCAACGAAAAAGCGAATTGGTGGATGAAGTCGGACGAAGATAAAGCTCATTTGCAAACGATTACACATGAATATGGTCATATTATCCATAATCAGTGGATGAACAAGACGGGCGGTGATATAACCCGTGAAGTGCAAAAATTAATTAAACAACAAGCGACTGTAGATGGCATTGAGTATTCTGATGTGTTGGAAAAGTATGTTAGCCGATATGGGCAAAAAAATGAAAGAGAGACATTCGCAGAGTTATTTGCACATGCTATGTTATGTAGCGAGCCTAATCCATTGGCATTACGTTTGAAAGAATGGATCAATAAGGAGATGAAATAACATGATGGACATGCCGTATTTTTTAGAAAATGAAGAATGGTATAAGGAATACAGAGATGAAAGAGGGCGATTGAAGTTTAAACTAACAGACAAAGCACCTCAAAAGGCTGTTGATTCGTATAATGAGTATTACAAAGATTTGAAATACGCAGAAGAAAACAATATCAATTTATAACCACTTGCATTAGTAAGTGGTTTTTTCATGCAAAAAATTAAGGAGGAATAATGAAAGCGTTGTTACTTACTCAAATATTGTTTATATGCTTGCAAAACGGTGGATATACGCAAATGCCGTGGTACATATTATTTGCACCACTCTACATAGGGTTAGCGATTGGAGTATTGGGGCTAATATGCTTGTTATGTGGAGCAGTAATAGCATATAAGGAGAACAAATGATGGGATACATTGCGTTTATGCTTTATGCCACATGGATTATGGCATTCATCGTGTTGTTGATGTTGCTATACGCTTGCGTTGTCGAATGGAAAGAAGATAGAGACGAGCGAAAGCGACAGGAATGGTTAAATAAATATACAAGGTAATTAGCACTCTAGGCACTAGCCTATGGGTGCTTTAATATTGCCATTTTGGTATTGTTGGGCGAAAACTAACAAGACTGTAGGCGTGAGGTGTGGCTCACGAAAAACAAGCGAATCGTGAATTTAAGAAAAGGAGTTAAGCGATGACAAAAGAAGAATTAAAAGCACTAGGATTAACGGATGAACAAGCAGAAGCAGTGGTTGCAGATTATGGCAAGAATTACGTAAGTAAACCACAATTCAATGCTCAATTACAATCGTTGAAAGACGAAAAGAAGAAAGTCGAAGAATTAACGGAAATGCAGAACGATTTAAAAACTAAGTTAGAGGGCTTTACATCTGCTGGTGCGAATAGTGGTGCTGATATTGCCAAGTTACAAAATGATTTGAAGAAATTACAGCAACAGTACGAGGACGCAGAGAAAGCAAGACAAGAAGAACAGGATAAGCGGGTGCAGTCCGAGATTACAACGCAAGTAGTCGATGCCTTGAGTAAACATAACGCAGTGGATCCGAACACCCTAGCACAATTAATCATTCCAAAAGTAACTGTAGGGGAAGATGGTGCATATTCTTATACAGATGATAAGGGTAATGCACATTCTATCGCTGATGGTACTAAATCATGGCTTGATGGCAATGCGTGGGCCGTTAAAAGCACGCAAAAAGCAGGTAGTGGTCACAATCGAGGAAATAATGACGGTGGCCAACCTATGGGGTTAAGAGCGTCAATTGCGAATGCGATTGGGGTTCAAGAGTAATTAATTAAAGGAGAACAAAATGGCAGTTACATTAGTTGAGGCAAAAAAGAACGTGCAAGATGATTTGCAGATTGGGATTATTGACGAATTCCGAAAATCCAATTTCTTATGGGATACTTTGACATTCGATGATGTGGTATCCCCTACAGGTGGTGGAGCAACGTTGACGTATGCATACACACGTTTATTGACACAACCTACGGCGTCCTTCCGCGAAATCAATCACGAGTACACACCACAAGAAGTAACACGCCAAAAATTCACTGCTGATTTGGCAGTATTTGGTGGAGCATTCGAAATCGACCGTATCATTGCCAATATGGGCGGTATTGTTGATGAGGTGCAATTGCAGTTACAACAAAAGATTAAGGCAGCATCTGCATTATTTAATGAAACAGTAATCAATGGTGATTCTGCATTAGGTACACATGCGTTTGACGGCTTAGAGAAAGCATTGAAAGGATCTTCCACAGAGATTAATGCAACAGGGCAAGCGATTGATTTATCTACGTCTGACAAAGTAACAGAGAATGCGGTTAAATTCTTAGACCAATTAGATGAGTTTTTATCTGCATTAGATGGTCGCCCAGGTGCATTGATGGGTAATTCTAAATTAATCAACAAAATTAAAGCAGTAGCACGCCGTACATCTATGTATACGCAAACGGATGACGCATTTGGTCGTCAAGTATCTACATATGATGGTATTCCATTGATTGATTTGGGAGAGAAAGCTGGATCTAACGAAGATGTCGTACCAACTAAAGCAGGCGATGGCACTACATCTTTATATGCGGTACGTTTTGGCTTAGATGGATTTCACGCCGTTTCTATGGCAGGTCAAGCACCAGTACGCACATGGTTGCCAGACTTCAAAACAGCAGGGGCGGTAAAACGTGGCGAGGTTGAGATGGTCGCAGCTGTTGCATTGAAAGCGACTAAGTCCGCAGGCGTATTACGCAATATCAAAGTTAAATAGGAGGTAATTCATGGCTAAAGTATATGCACCATTAGAAGGTTACAACGGCATTTCTGCGTCTGTAGAGTTCGTGAATGGCGTTGGTGAAACAGATAACGAAAACCTTTTAGAATGGTTTGAAGAAAAAGGCTACACAGTAGAACGGGATGAAAAGCCGAAACGTGTAAAAAAAGCTAAAGAAGCAACCGAAGAAACATCTGAGGGAGCAACTGAGGAAGTAGCCGAAGAAGTAGCTGAGGGTAATGAGTAACGGTAATGCGATATTTCAAAAGCGATTACGTCAAGCAATAAAGGCTAGTGCTATTGAAGTGCAGGACGAGGCACAGACCAATCATAGGTTTATAAGTAGAACAGGGCAATTGGAGCGTTCTATTGACGTAAAGTTTAACGAAAATAGTGGTATCGTGTACATTGATTCGCAATCAGCACCGCATGGGCCATTTGTTCATGAGGGAACGATGGCTCATGATATCTTCCCTAAAAACAAAAAAGCATTACGATGGGCACCACAAGGAGGCGGTGCCTTTCAATTTGCAAGGGTAGTACATCATAAGGGAACGAAAGCAGATCCATTCTTGTTTAATGCATTGAAAAATAAGAAAGATGACATACGCAATATATTTGCCAAATACACGAAAACGGCATTGAAAGAGGTGATTAGCAATGAACTCAGAGACGAATACAGCTATTCAGTCAACATTAAATAATGACATATACGAAAGCATACGACTAGGCGATGAACTGGTAGGGCGTGAAGTCTCCGAGGATATTATGACTAAAGCCTATGAATGGTTATTTTATTTTGCAAATAAATTGGGAGTAGAGCGAGAGGGTATCGCCTACTCCTTTATTGTGCGTGAATTATTGGCCATGTATGCGTATCGTGAGGTTTGTATCAAAAAGGGGTATGGAGCGATTGGCACACCGTACCGAGGACAGAATGGGGATGACCATTACACGAATAAATCCAAGACATATGACGCACGCATTAAGCAGTTAGAGTCAAAACTCACTGCCGAAGATTTAACAGGCGACAATACTAGTGGTAAACGGTCGAATTACCGCACGATTCGCATATTTAGGGGGTAACATGTGGTACGAAACACTAAAGGCTCTTAAACGAGCTATAAATGAGGTTAATTCCAATGTTGATGTATCCCTTGGAGCAATTTCACCGCAACACTTAAATGTGGGAATTGGTGGACATGTAGTCCTTATGCGTGGCGATGAGGCGTTGGGGAATGCTATGGATACTAAAGTACTTGATGTAACGGTGTATTTAGAGGCATGGGTTCGTGAAGATAGTCCCAAATTAGAATATGGTTATGCCAGCTTATCTGAGTTAGAAACAACGGTAGACAAGGCACTCACCCTATTAAGGGATAGAGTAACTAGGCTAGATAAACACTATTGTGTGTTGGATGACAAATATCAATTGATGGATCTAGTCGTAGAACGAAGAATTGGCGATGCTGACAGTATACGACCACATGTAGGCAGTCAATACACGATACGGTGCAAGCTATATTCATTAATTGATGATTTAGATATTTGGTGATTAATTAAAGGAGAACAACATGGCTGATGAAGGAGTAACAACAGCAACAACAGTAACAAAGAAAAAAGCGTTAGCACCTGCTAAAACGCAAGCAATGCCTACGGTAGGCAAAAATTATTTTATTTACGTTAATGTAGGAACGAATGAAACTACAGGGGCTGAATGGTTGCTAGTCGGTGGACAACGGGGCACCACATTGTCACGTAAGGCAGATTCTATTGACGCATCTCATAAAGGCAGTGGTGGGTGGAAATCTACATTGCAAGGTTTGAAAGAGTGGTCAATTGATTTGGATACATTGGTAATGCCAAATGATGATGGATTGCAAGTACTCAATCAAGCATTCCTTGATGACCAGCTAGTTAATGTAAAATTTGAGTATCCTAATAAGTCTTATATGACTGGTTGGGCGTCTATTACGGAATTATCTTTAGAAACTCCGCATGATGATGTGGCAACTCATAAAGGCTCATTGAATGGCGTGGGTCCGTTATCTGAATTGAAACAAGCATAGGAGATTTTAGATGAAAGTATTATCTTGCAACTATTTTGGCACAAATGAAACAATCTATTTCAATGTTAAGCGTTTGGCGGAGTTAGAGACGGCGATTAATAAGCCTATAATGAGTATGATGTCAACAGGAAACTTATCATTGTTTGACATGATTCAGATATACACCATTGGCATGCAACATATCGACAATGGCAGACGTACACAAGACTTTTACGAAGAAAAAATACAAGAATTGATTGATTCAGACGAATATGAGTTAAACGACTTTATTCAAACGGCTGTAAAAGTATTGCTTGCTAGTGGCGTGTTTGGTAAAAAAGCCTATTATGGTGCATTCCCTAACGAGGTAACGCCTACGGTAGAAAAGAAAATCGCTGAGGAAGAAGAAACAAAAAACTAGAGGGGGGAGATAACACTCCCCTATCTATATTTGAATGGATAGAACGAGTCAAGCCAATCTGTTATGGTTTTTTACGAATGAGTCCGAGGGAGCTAGATGAACTAGTTCCCTTTGATTTCGTGGATCTAGTCGAGGCACATAAGATGGCGACTAAGACGCAAGATGTAAAAGACGCCTACTATGCGTGCATGATTACTAACGTGCAGATTGCAAAAGGTAAGCACATCAAGGTTCAAGATGTGGTAGAAACGTTCCATCCAGTAACACGAATAGACAGGAAACGAGAAGAACAGCGATTCATTGAAGAATGGACAACTGCAGGGGGTGAGATTTAATAATGCGTGAAGAAATTAAGGTCATAATTGGTGGTAATAGCGAGGGTGCTCAACAAGCCATCCAAGAGGTAGGTAATAAAGCCGAAAGTGTCCTAGGGAAACGCATGGGGTCGATAGTCTCAAAAGCCTTTAGTGCGTTACCAATGGCGGGCATGGTCGCAGGTGTTGCACTGGTTGGCCAAGAGGTGCTAGAGGTAGGAGCAAAAGCCACTGCTGTTAGTGATAAGTTTGCATCCATCAAGGCACGTATTAATTTAATCAATGACGGCTCACAGTCTACGGCTAGCATTATGGACAAAGTATATCAAGCCTCAGAAAGAACAAGAGGTTCATACACTGACATGCTTGATAGCGTGGCTAAGCTGAACATGTTGGCAAAAGATAGCTTTACATCGAATGATGAGGCGATTCGATTCGTTGAACAATTAAATATGCAGTTCAAACTATCAGGAGCTAATGTTAATGAAATTAGTTCTGCCGTAACTCAGTTAACGCAAGCAATGGCCGCAGGTCGCTTACAAGGCGATGAATTTAATTCAGTTATGGAGAATGCTCCAATGTTGGCACAAGCAATATCGCAAGAAATGGGCGTGCCTATTGGTCAATTGAAAGAGTTAGGTTCAGAGGGTGCAATTACTGCTGAGGTCATCAAGAATGCATTATTCAATAGTGCGGATGAGACACAAGCTAAGTTTAATGAAATGCCAATGACATTCCAAGAGGTGGGGCAACAATTATCGAATGCCATGTTCCAAGCATTTCAGCCTGTTATGGAAGAACTTTCATCAATGACTGCTAGTGAAGATTTCAAAACAGCCATAGATGGGATCGGAATTGCAATACAAGCGATGTCTATTGTTGCAACAGGAGCGATTGCATTAGTCAAAGTAGCATTTGCAGGCATTAAGGCGGTAATTAGTGGTACAGTGGCTCATATTAAAATGGTTGGCACTGTTTTAAAAGGCATATTTGGAGCACCGTCACAAGCGATACGAACCTTTGGCGTATTGTTGGTAGGCTTAGCAGGGTACTTGGTAGGCGTTCGAATTGCATCTATGGCGTTTGCTAGTGGATTAACAGTGCAAAAGGTAGCTATGATGGCTATGACGGCGGTAACCAAGGCAGGGCAATTGGCGACTATGGCATACAATGGCACGATTATGGCGTTGAAAGTAATCATGTTCGCCACAGGTTTTGCCATTATGGCGGTAGTAAAGCCTATGCAGTTTATGAAAGGCTTAATGGTTGCAGTTAGAAGTTCTACACTGGCAACAGCAGGGGCTCAAGGTATTCTTAACGCAGTAATGCGTATGAATCCTATTCCAATCCTTGTAGGTTTATTGGCAGTATTAGCGGCCGCTTTTATTGGTCCAAAGATTGCCACAGAGGGATTAGGGGCAACCATGAGTAGCATATGGAATAGCATTGTGCATACCGTCACATGGGCGATTAACCAAATCATTCGTTTTATCAACAAGCTAACTAGTGCATTCAATAGTGTTAGTGGAGTGATTAGCAAAGTACTTAATGTGGACATAGGCAAATTTGGAGAGATTAGCGAAATATCTGCTGACGATGCCGAGGGATTCGCTAACAAGACCCAAGAAGTATTCGGAGATATGGCGAGTGCTTTCACTGGAGGTGGTGGCACTACTACCGCAGAAACTGCAACAGAAAGCAGTGGCGGAGGTGGTGGCGGTGGATCCGCAGGCGGTGGAGGTTCGGACAATTCATTGCAACAAGCCATTGAGGAGGCTAAACGAGCCCATGAACAGATGACGGATTCATACCGCCAAATGTTTGGAACTAAAGTAGATGAGGTCGAGGCGTGGCGAAAGAAAGAACTTGAGGAATTAGACAAATCGAAAGCACAGAATGTGAATTACAATGAAGATTTGCGAATGCTCAATGAAATGTACGCTAAGAAACGAGAGCAAGCATTATATGAAGAGGCCAAGCGAGTTCGAGAAATCAAAAAAGAAATTAGTGATATGGACGTGGCTTTCAATATTAAAATTGCAACCACTGATTCCACTGGATCCGTTTCACCGTTCGAGAAATTGAACCAAGAACATGCAGAGGCAATGCGTGAGATTGCCAATAGACACCAAAAAATGAGTGATGATTTTGCTGAAAAGACGGATAGAGACAAGAAAGTATGGCTTGATTCGTTGAAAGAACAAAATATCGCTTATGAATTGTCCGAAGATGGACGAATTACGTATTCTGAACGCAAACGTCAAGAAGAGTTGGCACAGCTGGAGTTATTTAACAAAAAACGTGCTGAAATTGCAAGGACTGGTGCAGAAACAGAGTTTGCGATTCAAGAGGCGTTACGCACCCAAAACTTTGACGCTTTAAAAACTGCACTCACCGATGAATATGTAGAACAGCAAAATTCCTATGAAATGAAAAAAGACTTGATGAACCAATATATCGAGGCGGTGAAAGAGTCACATTTTTCATTACATGAAGTGATGGATAAATCAGTAATGGCAGGTATGAATACACTTAGTGATAGCATTAGTGGATTATTGCAAGGCACGGCCACATTATCGTCAGCTATCCAAAATTTAGGCAAAGCAATGCTTAAAGCGGTAGCGGATTATATTGCTAATTGGGCGGCACAATCTCTTAAAAGCTTAGTATTTGGACAGATGATACAAAAGAAACAAGAGGCAGCGAGTATTGCGTCTGCTAGTGCTCAAATTCCTTATTGGTCAAAATTGGCGTTACAAATGTCAATGGCTACAGCTGGAGCGAGTGCAACCGCAGGTATGACCGCTTATACTACTGCTACATCGGCAGGAACAGCAATGGGTGGTATGTTAGGCGGAAATTTCTTGACAGGTCGCATGGATTTTAGCGGTGGACAGATTCAACCAAAAATGAAGATGGCTACAGGTGGACTTGCATATGGTCGTACCTTTGCAGAAATTGGCGAGGGTCAATATCCCGAGGCGGTGTTACCGTTGTCGGATACTGTATTTAGTCGATTAGGCGAGGGTATTCGTGAGAATGGTGGAGGTAGCAACATTACATTGAATGTGAGTGCTATTGACGCTCATTCATTCGGTAGTTGGTTAGAACACACAGGCGGTAAGGTGTTACGACAATTCACGGCGAATACTGAACGTGAATTTGGTTCAGAAGTGGGGGTATGGTGATGACAAAATTGAAGATATTCCCCCCTATTATGTCGTTGGCGTGGAAATCAACAAAAGGGCAAAAGTGGAATACAGTGCTCAAAACCGCTGGTAGTGGTAAGGGTAGAACAATGACTACATGGCAATTACCACAATGGATAATCACCACATCCTTTGCTCACTTGACGGAAGAACAGTATAAGCAAGTCATGGGATTCTTTGCCACTGTTAAGGGTGGACATCAGCCATTTCTTTGGTTAGATCCCGAAGACAATAAAGAAAAAGGCGTCAAGTTAGGCACTGGAGCAACAAGAGAATGGCAAGCTATACGAATTTGGGGTGATTATGTTGAACCTATGTACCACATCAAAGACGTCAAACTGTATGTAAATGGTGTAGAACACCCATGCGAAGTAGACAATGGCTTGATTCGATTGCGAGTAGGCGATGAGATACCGCAAGATGCAATAATAACTGCTGATTATTCTTATTATTGGAAAGTTCGATTATCGGGCGATACATTCACTGCTGAATTGGTTTATAAGAATATCATGAAGTCAAAAGAAATGAAGTTGGTGACGGTACGATGAAAGAAGTTAGTAATGTTTTAGAGACACATTTGAATACAGAAAAGCATTTCATGTCATGTGATTTGTATGATATACGGCTCAAGAGTGGCGTATCGTATTATTACGCAGACACTGACAAAGATGTTGCCTATGGTGGTAAGGTATACCGAGTTGATGGTCCGATTATCACAAGAACACAAATCAAGACGAGTTCTAAAGTGAGTGTAGACAAATTGACGTTGACTATCCACTCAGCACCTAATGACACAATAGGCGGAGTGCCTATCATGACAGTAGCCCACAATGGTGGCTTTGATGGGGCAACGGTTCGATTGATTCGTGTATTCTTTGGTGATGGTGGCACGGTGATTGGTGGATTGGATCTATTCCAAGGGCAAGCCGAGGTAAAGAGTGGCGGAGGATTGACCTTACAATTAGAGGTCAAATCTGTAGTGCAAAAGCTCAACACAGAGTGGCCAAACCGAAGATATTACCCTCAATGTCCGTACACTTTATATGATGGCGAATGTGGTGTTAACATTAAGGATTACCGCAAGCGAGCGGTAGTAACACAAGTGCCAGACCATAACACGGTGGTATTGAATATCACGCATGATAATGGCTATTACACAGCAGGTGGCATTGAATGGATAAGCGGTGCATTGGTAGGGCAAACAACACAGGTCATGAAAGACGATGGATCGAGAATTTATTTTATAACTCCATCAGAGGCTCAACCATCTGTAGGAGATGAGGCATATATCTATCCAGGTTGCGATAAAACGCCTGCCACTTGCAAGAATAAGTTCAATAATTTCAGTAGAAATAGGGCAACGCCTTATGTGCCATTAAAGGAGACAGTACGATGACAGGTTTAGCAATAGCAAGAGAGGCCATGAATTGGTTGGGTACACCACATGTTGATAATTCCATGGCTAAAGGTCATGGGGTCGATTGTGCTCATTTGATGTTAGGCGTATTGATTGATACAAACCTAATAGGCGAAGAGGATATGCAAATAGAACATTATTCCAATGAGTGGCATTTACACCGTTCAGAAGATAAGTTTTTGAAGTATATGGATCGAGTAGGCTATGAGGTCGATATTGACGATTTACAAGTGGGTGATTTCATTCTATTTCAATATGGGCGTTGCATTAGTCATGGTGCTATCTATATAGGCGATAATATGGTAGTGCACGCATATGTGGATATGGGTGTGATTGTCTCTAATTTAAACGATGTTATATTCTACGATAGCAAGGGCAATAGCCGTATACGCAAGGTTTACAGATACAAGGAGCAAGCATAATGGGCGGTTTATTTGGTCGTGGTGGTGGGATTACTACAAGAACGGACAGAATTTCAGACTTTCAAATTAATAGTGCAAGTTATGGTGAGGTCGTTCCTGTAGTGTTAGGCACTACACGACTAAGTGGCAACATTATCCAATGGGAAGATTTCACCGCACATGAACACCGCACATCACAACGTGTGGGTAAGGGTGGTAAGAAGAAAGCGACTAGTATTTCATATACGTATACAGTGGCGGTGGCTATTGGCTTATGTGAGGGGCCGATAAAACGGATTGGTAAGGTATGGATTGATAAAGAAACATATCAATACCCTAACGATAAGATAGGCTTGACTGCTTATTTAGGCGAAGTAGGGCAAGCACCGTGGCCGTATGCAGTGAGTAAACATCCCGATAGGGCGTTGCCTTATAGTGGGTTGGCATATATGGCAGGCGTTGTTGATATGGGTGAACGTGCTAGTCTACCTACGTTTAACTTTGAAATCCAAGGGCAGTTGCTAGAAACTGGTGATGGTGTTGATGTGAATCCAGCTGACTATATCATTCATGTACTTAAAAGCGTAGGAATTGAAGAAACCGCAATAGATGGGATTGACAATTTTAGAAACTATTGTAGTCAAGCGGACATTCTGATTAGTTCACCGCCCGAAACTAAGACGCAGAAAGCACAGCAAATTGTATCTGATATTGCTGACATCTGTAATTGTTATCTATTTTGGTCAAATGATAGGCTCAAGATTGTACCGTTGGCAGATAAGCCGATAAAGTCATGGAATCCACATTCACAAATTCAATATGATCTAACCGAAGATGACTTCCTAAGCGGTAGTGATGGGCGATTGGTCGAGTATAAACGTAAATCGAACAGTGAAAGCTATAACACGGCTACAGTTGAGTTCATTAACCGTGCTAATTCGTACGAGAAAGAGGCCGTCACATTCGAGGTGTTGGCAGATGTACAACGAAATGGCATGAAACCTGCTCCGAGTTATTCCGCTCACTATATCTACACGAAAGCAAGGGCAATGTATTTGGCAGAGCAATTAGCCATGAAACGACTCTATGAACGTAACCAATATTCATTCAAATTGGATTGGGCGTTTTGTAGGTTGGAACCAGGCGACTTAGTGACATTGACAGAAAGTACATGTGGATTGCATAAGCAAATTGTCGTAATTACTGATGTACAAGAGGCACAAGATGGTGAATTGCAAATTACAGCGATTGGTAAGCCACCTGGCATGTATGCACCTACGAAATATGATGTGCATGAGAATGAACGACCGTTTGTAGACTATAACAAGCCTGCTCAATCAATACTGGATGCTACATTCATTCAACCGCCTGCTGATGTTGTTGGACAAGGGCAAGAATTGTGGGTCGGAGTTTCCACGCCACAGGAGTGGGGCGGGTGCGAAGTATGGATGAGTGATGATCCAACAGCTAACTTCCAATCTATGGGAATGCTGAACACTACGGCACGGATAGGTAAGCTAGTAAGTCCATTATCTGCTGATGGCAATTCGTGTATTGTTCGCATGGTCAATGGAACGCTCAAAAGTGGCACACACATTGACGCAGAACGAGGGAATACCGTCTGCTACATCAATGGCGAGTGCTTATCGTACGAAACAGCTACACTCAATACAGATGGCACTGTAACGCTGAATAATCTTGTTAGAGGTCAGTTCAATACACCTATAGGTAGTCATAGTGCAGGGGATAAGCTAAGCCGTCTTGATGAGGCTTTTATGCGTATTCCGTACCGCAAGCAAGATGTCGGCAAGAAGATTTATGCGAAGTTTACATCTCTAAATAATCTAGGTGGACAACAAGAGGATATATCAAGAGTTAAACAATACGAGTACACCATCCAAGAGTATTTCATACCAGAGGTAAGCGAGTTTACTTTATCTAACAAGTACCGCCAATTAGGTGGCAAGGCGATTGCTTATGATTTGGTGGCCAAGTTTATTCCACCTAACCTTAAAACACTATCCACGGTGGTGGCATGGTATCGTGAACAAGGTACAAGCGAATGGATCTATGGCGGTGATGGCAACGGTCAAATCGTGATAAGCCAATGCGAAGTAGGCAAAACGTATGATGTGAAACTACAAGTTAAAGACATCAATGGGAACTATTCCGAGGGTATCGTAAAATCCTTGCAGATTGCATTGAAGAGTGATAAACCGAATACCCCCGATGGGTTCACTATCCGATTTGCTGAACAGGCGATTTATAATTGGCGAGAGGTAACCAATGCAGATGTAGACTTTTATGAAGTCAGATTGAATACCGCTGTAGGTAATGACGATGGGTTATTAGCAAAAAGTAGCAATACCACAGCTTCTAGCTTGCTACAGAACAGACAAGGCACGGTATATTTGTATGCACATAATCCAGTCAAAGGATACTCTGCACCTGCTATGTTGCAATACAACGTTCCTAAGCCAATAACACCTACAGATGTAACTGTTAAAACTACCATGAATGGGTTAGTCGTTACATATTCTCCTATTCCGAGTGGGTCACATCATGCCAATATTTACGTGAATGCACAGAGATACCAATCGACATCAAACACTATCTTTATACCGATAGAGGCAGGAGTACATAAGGTCAAAGTCGCTTATGTTGATATATTCGGAGAGGGTGATACCAGTGGGGAGCAATTAGCTACAGTCAAAGCTGAAATACCTCCTGAGTTATTAAAAGGGCAAAATGACGCCATTAAAGCTGTTGAGGCGAAAGCGAAAGAGATTGACGCTGTACGAAGTCGTATTGATGGATATGATGGTAAGTTTACTGATTATAGTACTAAACTTGGTTCACTAGAATCTAAATACAACACAACAGCTACGTGGGCTACTCAAACCCATCAACGAGTGAATAAGGCAATAGCTGACATCTCCAGTATCAACAACAAAATAGTACAGGAAGTCAAAAGCCAAACAGGCACGATTTCATCTAAAGTAGTACAGTTAGAAAGTTTAATTAATCAAAAAGTAGAAGATGTTAAAAGTGGAGTATCTACTCAAATTAGCCAATTAAGTGATACGGTCAATACGTCAGTAACAAATAAAATCAAAGGGGTAGAATCTCACTTAACACAGACGGATAATGCCATCACTAAAGCTATTGCAGATAGCAAGGCATATACGAATACTCAAGTCACGCAATTATCTAGTTCTATTGATAGCAAAGTGAATAATGCAACGAGTGGATTATCTACGAGAATTACACAGTTAGATAGTGCAATCGATAGCCGTGTGACTAATGCGAACAAGAATATATCTACGAGAATCACGCAATTAGAGGGCAGTATTGATTCAAAAGTAGCTGATGGAATTAAAGGTGTAAGCTCACAAATTACGCAATTAACCAATAGCATTGATTTAAAGGTATCGCAAGGCTTGAAGTCGTTGAATGGTCAAGAGATTGTATCTCGTATCAATCTATCCCCCGAGGGCACACGAATTGATGGCAAATTATTGCATGTAACAGGGAAAGCGAAGTTCGATGATAACATCATTACAAGTAAGATGTTACAGGCTAGTGCCGTTACTGCCGATAAAATCAAGGTAGATTCGTTGAGTTCTATAACTGCCAATGTAGGAACATTGACAGGTGGCACGATTACAGGTAGCACAATCATTGGTACTACTATTCAAAATGCTAGTGGCACATTCAGTGTATCGAGCGAGGGTGTAATTAAAGGAGCAACGATAGACGCTCAATCGTTTAGGAAATCGGGATTTGAGATTACGGCTTTAAAGGTTGAAACATATAACTTACGAAATAAAGCCCCATTGCCAGTGCCAGAAGGCTTTAGTTTTGAAGAATGCAGATATATTGTGTTAAATATAGATAAATGGGAAGTAGTTTACGAGAGTGATAAACCTTATTGGGAAAGTGATAGACATGTAAACGACCCGGGTGCACCAAAACAAGATGAAATATGGATGGTTGGTTCGCAGCATGATACAAAAAGAATTGGCTGGCAAAAACACCATGACAGTAAAACGGATATAACAGTAATTAAATGTGGCATAACAAAAAATAGGAAAATTTTTGCCTTTGAGGTTTATGAAAAATATAGTTGGGGGCAGTTTAGGGAAGGTTTTTTAAATGTTATGTGTATTGCGACAAAAGGATGGTAATCTATGTATTATATATTCGACAGTACAGGCACTTGTGTTATCACCGCCAAATCATCAATCGAACCAATCGATGGATACACCCATATGGAAAGCGATGAGGTGTACAATCCGTGGGAAATACGATTGATTAACGGCAAGATAATCAAGCAAGAGCCACCAAAAGAAGAACCTACAGGAGAACATCCGCAAGAAGAACAAGGAGACACACCATTGCCACCATCAGTAGAGAGTTTGGCGGAAAGTGTGGCAGGATTATATGAATTATTAGCAAGCGTAGTTCCTCAGTCGGAGGAAGAAAGCGAGGGCAAACATGAGTAATGGTCGAGCAATTTATGATTATGTAAAAGGAGTATACAAAATGAAAGTACAACAATTTATGATTCCAATTTATGGTTATTTAGTATCTACAGGAAAATATGCATTAACAAAGAAAGACCGCAAAGAGGGTCAAAAAGTAATTCCAGTGGCTTATGTAGAGGCAGTAGCTGAATGGATTGCTAAACAAGTTGAAGAAGAACAATAAGGATTGATGATAGAGGTCGGCACAAGTGGTCGACCTTTTATCGTACAAAGAAAGAGGTAATCAATGTACGGCGGATTAGTGCAAGCGAACATAGAGCTTTATACAGGCATTGACAATGTGGTTGAATTGACATTAGTCGATGGTACAAGCACGGTCAAATTTGATGGTGGCATATTCACGGCTGTATTTAAGCGACATGTAGACGATAGAACACCAGTGTTAAAGGCTAGCATGACGATTACAGGTAATACAGCAGTGTTGACGTTAACAGCAGAGCAAATGAAAGTGGTAGGGCGTATACCATCACATGGGGCAGTCTTATATTACGACATCGTGCAAGAGGTCAATGGCCAAACTAATGGCATTGCCTTTGGTAGGGCGTATGTAAGAGGTGGCATTCGATGAAGAGAGTAACGATACGATACAACAAGCCCTATAGGGTGGTAGTCAATCCACGTGATGATGAGGTGGAATTGATTAACGAGGAAGATGGGGAAATTGGATCTGTATGCAAACCTGCATTAGAGGATAGAGATTTCTTGACGATTTACATATTAGAACGAGGTAATTGAAATGAATATTGTAGAACGCATTACGTTGGTAGTGAAAGAGATTGCTAGGAATATTAAAGAATTAAAAGGTCGTGTGTTAGCATTAGAAACAAACGGTACAGGCGGTACGGTTGATCAATCAGTGATTACAACCAAGGTAAATGAGGAAATCGCCAAAGTAGTGGGCGGTGCTCCTGCTACGTTTGATACATTGAAAGAGATTGCTGATTATATCGAAACTGACAAAAGTGGTGCTAGTGCTATGGCAACATCTATCAATAACCGCTTACGTTTTGATGAACAGCAATCTCTAACAGAAGCACAACAAACAAACGTACTTAACTCATTGGGATTAACAGATACAGATTTTGTATCAGAGTACAACAAAGCAGTAAATGGTTAGGAGACGTTC